TTCTTTTTTATACATTTCTACTTGGATTTCGTCGTTTGTTAGAGCGCGAATACGCTTGTCAAACTCTTTAGCTGTGCGTAAGAAAAGCTCAACTGGTTCGTGTTCTAATAGCCAACGGATTTTGCGTGGTTGATTCATGTGGGAAATCTCCTGAAGTTCTTATTTTTATTTATCATTTTACCTGATTCAGGTACGAATTACTCTTGATAGTTGTAGTATATTTCTTGCCTCTGCAGGAGTTGCTATAGTGTTACCTAAATCTTGTATAATTCTAACTGCTTTAGTAACTAATTCAGCATTAGTTTTGGCTAATACCCCACGTTCAATGAATACATTGTCTTCAAGTCCTACCCTGGCATGTCCACCATGTATTGTTGATAATGCTACAAATGGCATTTGTTTGGATCCTATACCAAATGCATACCACGTTGCATCCTTTGGTAACAATTGATGGGCATACAGTAGTGTTCCAATTGATGAGTTCCAGCCATAGTTAATGCCTGTGGCAATTTGCCACAGTGGTTCTCCTTCTATTAGGCCATCTGCAATTAATGTTTTGGCAATATGCAAGTCACCGCTATCAAAAATTTCTAACTCGGGCTTAACACCAGTCTGCTTGATAAGACGTGCCATTTCTCGTACCACTGGAATAGAGTTTACTGTAATATTTTTTGGACCTCTGTTCATCGTATTAAAGTCTAAACTGCAAATATCCGGATGCAATTCTAATATGTGTGCTACACGTTCTTCTGCTGATTTAAATAACGGATCTGCTTGACCAAAAACTACACCGGATGATCCTGTTGATCCCGGGCCTGTGGTCAAGTTAATAATAACATCTGTATTTTTTTGCTTGATTCGATCAAAAACTTCTTTGTATAAGTTAATATCCATGCTGGGTTCTCCAGTGACCGGATCCCTGACATGTAGATGTACTACTGCGGCACCGGCAGTGGCAGCGTCTAATGCACTGGTAGCAATTTGCTCAGGAGTAATCGGTAAGTTAGGATTTTGTTTTAATGTAGTCCCGCTACCAGTTACCGCGCAGGTCAATATCGTCTTCATAAAATTCTTCCGCCATCCACTACAAAACAGTTGCCAGTAACAAAACGCATTATGGTTGCACATGCTTCAACCACCGATGCTATATCATCAGGGACAGCAATTCTTTTAAGTGGCGTTTGTTCCGCGGCTTTGATATAAAATTCATCGGGGTTGTCTAGAAATCCTGTATTTACAGAACTCGGGCAGATTGATATAACACGAATATTGGGTGCTAATCTTAATGCTAAGTTTTTAGTCAATGTTTCTATACCTGCCTTGGCCGCTGTATATGCCATATTACTGCCGTGGCCGGGACGCAGGGCAGAGCCCGATCCAATGTTAACAATCATTCCTTCATGACTTTGTTTTAGCAATGGCAAAAACACTCTGATGGTTGAAAATACTGAACGTAAGTTAATTGTTAGCATTGCATCAACAAATGTATCGGTGTATTCATCCAGTTCTTTAGTTCTTATAGTTTTTGAAACACCAGCATTGTTAACTAGTATATCACACCTACCACATCGATCACGTACTTGTTGTGCGGCAGATTCAAGTGCTGTGGTATCAGCAACTGACGCTAGTATGGCAAAATGATTTAGCTCTGGGTTTGGCAAAGCATCCATCATTGCTTGTGCTTGATCTAAATTTCTACGCACTAGTACTACTATGCGGGCTCGTTTTTCAGCTAACCGGATAGCGGTAGCATACCCAATTTTACCGGTGCCGCCGGTAATAACTGCTACTTGGTCTTGGAGAGTATTAAGTCTATCAAAGGTCATATGAGTGGTAAATATTCATGTTGTTGTAGTATACTATCTTTCAATTTAAAATACAATAATCTAAATGCCCATTCTACCATATTCTGGTGACCAATTTGGTTATTATACCGTTGGCACCGCATTCAAAACTTACAGCAAATTGCAAGCAATCGAAGAAATGCAACGTACCGGTACACCACTGGTATGGCACTTCAATGATAAAATTTATGATGCGTATCCTTGGACTCAGGAACCCACCGAATCGTTGGATGAGTTGTATCGACGAAGAGCACAAGAAATACGAGATGCCTACGACTATGTAGTTTTATTCTACAGCGGCGGTGCCGATAGTTGGTGTATGCTAAATGCGTTTTTAAAGAATGATATTAAAATTGATGAGATTGTGCAAATACATAGTTATGCTGCCGATCGTGACAAACATAGTGTATTTAACGAAGAAATCTTTTTTACAGCGATACCACATACAGAAAAAATAATCGAAAAGTATCCCAATATACGACACCGTGTAATCGATCTCAGTACTATCATCGACGACTTGTATCTACGACCGGATGTTAAGTACGAGTACATATATAATATCAAAGGCATCATGTCTGCAAATAGTTTGGCCAGGAGTTATATCCGAGATTACACCGACGACTATAAACGTATTATGGACAGTGGTAAAAAGATGTGCTTTTTATGGGGCGCCGAAAAACCTAGAATTAGAAGAATCAACGGAAAGTATCATACTTTATTTGTTGATGTTTTTTCCGAAACAAACTTACGGTTACAGTCACTTGACACTCAGGGCTACTTTGATGAATGGTTCTTTTGGTCTCCCACGTCTGCTCCTATTATAGCAAAACAATGCCACATATTATTAAAAGTTATGCGGGCCAGCGATAAGTTAATAGCTTCGTGGCTAGCACCAGGCGAACATAATTATTTGCCGTTGCATCCATCGGGTCAGCGACTCAGAAATGACATTTATCATCAGCTGATATATCCTGGTTGGGATCCTACAACCTTAGTGGCGCCTAAACCACAAAATTTAATGCTGAGCGAAAGAGACAACTGGTTTTGGGCACAAAATCCAGAAACTAACATAGCTGTTCGTAATGCTCAAGAAGGCATCAAAGAAATGGTCAAACGTATCGGAGACAGCTGGCTCAACGATACCACTGACATAACTCGTGGTATTAAAGGATGTTTTAGATTCTATCCTATAGAATAAATTAATTGGTGCGACTGGCCGGAATCGAACCGGCACGCCATTATAGCGAGAGATTTTAAGTCTCTTGTGTCTACCTATTTCACCACAGTCGCAAATTTTACTTAAATCTAGACTCTTGATCTTTTTTAAGCTCTTCTACAAACCTTGGAGAAAATTCAAATTGTTGTGACCACTTGATTGGCTTCCAGTATTTATAAAAAATATTGTTTACTAATACTACACCAATAACAAACACAATAAACCCTAATACTGTTAAAATACTTGCCGCTAAAAATACTGCGGCTTGATCCATGTTCATTTTACTTCCTTAAATCTGGTGCCCCAAGCGAGACTCGAACTCGCACACCTTTCGGCACTGGCTTCTAAGACCAGCGTGTCTACCAATTCCACCATCGGGGCATTGTGTTACTTATCAATTGATTTTGGTGGGCCAACTTGGAATTGAACCAAGACTCAATCGATTATGAGTCGATTGCTTTACCATTAAGCTATTGGCCCAACTACACATGCAGTATATATTATTGCTGTTTAAAGGTCAACGGCGCTGGCGCGGTATTTCGGATAGACTGCGTTTGGGTCTTGCCGATTCCGAATATCTAAGCTCATCTTCGGGCTCAACGTAGTCAGGACTGCCAGGAGGAATGTAATCCTGAGTTGGTTTGGTTGGCCGTTTTTGGGAAACAAAATCTGTGCCTTGTAATTTAGTAGCAGCCGATCTAGTAGGCTGTACAGGATCTTTTGTTGCGGCTGGTGCCGATTTAACTGCGGGTGGGGCTTTTTTAATTGTCTTAGCACCAGTGGACGGCTCCCATCCGGTGCGTTTTACTGCGGTTAATTCTTCCAGTAGTGGTCCTTTTTCAATAATGTTTCGAACATAAGGGCCTTCCTTTTTGTTTTCAATTTTGACACGAATACTTACTAGTTCACGTGAAGGATCAGACACATCATGAATACCAATTTCGGGGCGACCCTTGGCTTCTTTGTATGTGGCAGTCAAATTGATATCATGTAACTTGTATGCTAATTCGTTAAAACGCAAAATCTTGAAGCCACCTTTACTGAAGTCTACTATTTCCACGTTTTTTTCGCCCAATGTGGCAAAATAGGAAACGGCATTGGCAATTTTTACCACAAAGGATGCTTCGGTTCTATCGCTGTTGCCACGCAACTCTTGACTCAATTGATCGGCAATGTTACGATACATGTATTCCAGTGCGGCAAACTGATCGGTGTTGCGTAGTTTTTCAAACTGTTTGGTCATTGAGGTAACATCAACACCAAAGTAGTTCCATAACTTGATCATGCTAGACATTTCACTGCCGCCGACCTGGCCGAACTGTTTGATTCCACCCACTTTGAGACTGGCATTTAATCTTAATTTTTTATCATTGACTTTTACAAATACATCAACCTTGCTTTCTTTTTCAGCAATCGCACCATTGGCAATAATTTCAATTGCATCTGTTTTGCCATTGACATAAAAGTAACGGCTATAACGTTCTGCATTGGGCGTGTTTACGTAGGCAGCCGCACTTGAAAACTCTTGTTTAAGTGCTTCTCGTTTTTTCAAATCCATTAGGTCTTGATATGGTTTTGTTTTTAAGAATAAATCAAATGTAATAGTGTCAGCGTGACGATTGTCAGCATCGTTTACTGTGACAGAGTACACGTCTTTTTCTTTGGGATTTAACTGTGCAAGAACACGTTCTACATCTTGTATTGTGACCTGTGCTATTTCTTCTTGCGGAGCACGTTTAGTAAACTTGGCAAACATTGCGGCACCAAGAATACCTTCTGCAATTTCCCCACGATTGGCCAGTTTGTCTGCGTGTATAAAACAACTGTTCATTCCGCTGGCGCCGCCATAATAAATCCATAGTTTGCTGTCTGCATCACGAAATGCCTGGCTACTTACACCTGGTTTGTTTTTACCTACTGTGGCTTTGATTTCTTTGGGATCAATTTGAGACTGATCAACAGTGACCATTGGTTCTTCAATATCAATGCCTTGATACGCCAATGCGGCCGCTAGTGCGCGACCAGCATTGCTACCACTGATCAGATACGATGTACCCAATGGATAGTCTGCAATGGTAGCTTCAGTGATAATGTTGATTAGATCGCGCATCAAGTATTTATCTGCGTTCTATATCTTCTTCTGCACAGTCCGGACCGTACTGGATTTCTACCAGTTTGAGCGGATCCTTGAACGGATTAGTCAGCTGGTGCCACTCGGAGCGAGCTACAAAGTAGCTGCCGTGTACTCCCAGTGTGGTTGTTCCAGTTTCGTTAACAATCCTGGCCATACCTTCAGCCACTTTCCAGTATTCAGACCGCATACGATGACGTTGCATACTTAGGCTTTTGCCCGGCTCGACTACTAGTTCTTTAACTTTTGTTCCAGGAACATCATATAGCACTCGGTAATATCCCCATTGGCGGTAGGTTTTAGGCGATTTCCACTCCCCAAGGATCCAACTGCTACTGTTGGCTTTGTTGTTCCCACCAACGCCAAAAGCAAATGTTACGCCTGGCACTGACATCTCAGGAATATTATTTGATGTGCGATCTCCGCCGTTGGCAAATATCAATTCTGCACCGGGATAATGTGCTCGTACCTGTTGTATGAAATGTCTAGCCGATCCATCTTCGTCGTTGAATGTATAAACTTCGTCGACCATGGCAAGATTGTTTACAATACATAGCCGTTCATTCCAGGGCATAAACGCACGACCTTTTTTGCGCTCTAACCATTCGTCACTGTTGATTCCCACAATCAGCATATCGCCCAAAGTACGAGACTCTTTTAGGTATGCAATATGTCCGCTGTGTATGGGATCAAATCCTCCGGTGCATAAAACTATTTTCATGTTAATTTGTTATCTGATATAAATTTTTATCGAACCAACTTACAATTACATCTTCTAATCTAGCGTATCCATATTTACTCACGCTGTTGATCACGCTGTCGTTGATTAGATTACGATCTGCCAAATCATACCATGTGGCATCTTGAGTCAGCGGCTCATGTTCACTGGCATACACGCCAATATATAACCAGGGGCTATTTTCTTTGCGATAGAAATATGCGTCGCGGCAGTCAAATCCGCTTATGGCCAACATGTACATCATGTTCAGTATGTTGTAGTTATAATATTGCTGACTGTAATTAGCAACCACCAGACGATTGTTGTACAGATATGTGGTCTGTGGTATGGTCATCAACAACATACCGTTGACATTCAATGTACTTTTCCATGTGTTCAGACATTTAAATGGATCACGAGCATATTGAAAACTATCGTGCGACCAAATTAAATCAACATTCCTTGGAATGATACGAGTTTCAAAGTTGCCTTCAATGGTTTTTATGTTGGTGTTGTTTTTTAATATGTCTGGTTCTATTTGTCTAATGTCTTTGTCTACTGCATATACCAAATAATTGTGCGGGACTGGCGGATCATCGCGTGTGGTTAACGTTGCCCACCACTCTGTGTCCCGGCCTTCGCCACAGCCCATGTCTGCAATGACTTCTAAATTTTCAAGAAAGGTATCATACCCATAGATCATGTTTAAAAATTCTAAACTATGATCATGGCTAGCGTATGAGTTTTTAAACAGGCCCATATTGTAGTATCTCTATAATTAATTTCTTTTTAAGTTGTGCAAGTCTGGGCTCAAGTTGATAAATTGCTTCGGCAATTTCTCTATCAGATCCCCACCCTCGCTGTGTGGCCAAGTTATATGCAAACTTTGCAACTGTATCTTTTTCCAATTGTATATCTACTGCATTGTGCATGGGCTTGGCCTTGATGCACAAGTCAAACTCTTCTAACAATTGATCAGCTCGTGTTTTCCAATCTATCATGATACCACAATGTCCTCCATACCGGCTGTTCTTAAACGAACAACGTGTCCCAGCATAAAGTTTTTAGACTCTATACCTTTCATCACTCCCAACCATTTGTTACGAAGCAATGCTACTTCGTTGATAATTGTTTCCATATCAATCACTTCGTCCTCGGCTTCGGCATATTTTTCAGCATCTCGACTTGTAAGTGCTCTGGCGTATGCTTCCAAATACTTTTTATAATGTGTTTGGCGTATTTTACGCAACTGTATATTTAAATATTCTAGTACTGCTTCAATTTCTTGTAATTGATTAAAACGATGTTCTGTTTCGCCCGGCAAATTGCTCAGGGCTCGTTCTACATTGCCTCGAATTTTAATATCGGCCTTGGCCGCAATCAGTTCGCCTTCATAGTAATCAATGAAGTTTGGAATTTCCCCAAGGTTGGCAACAATTTTATTATAGAACATAGGTGTGTAGTACTAGTGCCTGTTTTGATGTAACATTGTTTTTTGTAAAATTATCACTGGTATGTAATAGTCGTGAATCCCAGTATATCAAACTGCCAAACTTCCATTCCGATATAGTATGCACAGTTAAACATTCTAGATCTTCAGGGACAATATGCCCAAGGTATTGATCTCGGTATTGCATGGCATTATTTTCTTTGATTGATCTGGTGCGATACCACGACTCTTTGTTCCAATGCAATGTAGTTAGCTTGTTTTCTTTGTTGGAAAATTCATCAGTTTCATTAAACACCACAGTATGAACTTTGTTTTTGAACGATCTATCATTGTTAATCGACACTGGAATTAGTATTGCAAACTTGGGTGTTCCTTTGCCGTCCATTTGGTAGTAGTCTGAATGCAACGAAATAGGAACACCATCATTTAAATATGTGACTCTGCTGAGAATTAGTTCTTTGCCAAACGTTTGTTGTATTTTGACAAAGCATTTTTTAACAAACCACGGGTACAGACTGTTGTTTGCATCAATCCCGTTGCCGTAATCAAATGCTGATTTTAGATTTGAGAGGTATTTTATCACTGGGTCCAGTTCTGCCTCAGTGAAAAAATTATCAATTATCCCCGATTTACCAATCACCTTCTTCGTCCTCGACTTCATCATCGTCGGCTGAATATTCTTTAAGAGCACGTTTAAGAGTATTATCGGCTCCGCCAAATTGCTCAAGCTCTTCATCATTCAACATGTCAACCATTATGCTCATGAGATTGTCTGCGGCTTCTTGGCGATCTTTTTGTGGGATATACTGTTTTAAAATAGTATATGCTTCAATCAAAACTTCTATGTCCATGCTCATTGTTTATTTTCCTTTGATAATGTTTGTAACTGGGCCAGTACACCATGATATACCAGCTGATTTCCTTGTTCACTGTAGTGATTAATTAAGCCCGGTTGGGTATTTAACAAATATGTAAAGTCCAATACATCTTTTTCTAAAGCCCGATATCCGCCAAAAGTCAAAAGAGTAATAACCAGTTTATCTTGTAAAATTCTGTTTATTTCTTTTCTAAACAAACCGTAGCTATCTTCAAAAAAACCAGAATCATAATGATAGGTAAAGAAATCGTATGCGCCACGTAAACTTCTATTGAATATGTTCCTAATGCGCTTAGAATGATAAGCAATATCTGCGTAAATCAAGTCGGCATCTTTGTGCAATGAATCATTGCTGTGAATAGGATGCTGCCATGTGGGTATGCGATACGGACTTGTATGTGCTACAATAACAACATCATATTGTTCCAGATTGTCAACTGAAAGCAACTGCCGATAGATCTTGTACTCACTGACTCCTGCTTGTGCAAGGTTAGTTACTGTGTGTTGTTTTGCAAGCAGATTTGGCCAACCTAAATAATCTTTGTATTTAGTTGACCAATCTGCGGCAAAGCTGTCACCAATAATGAGTATGTTACTCAATTACTTCCTCTTTTTTAGATTTCTTGGGTTTGTCGTCGACCAAAGCAGTCACTTCGGCTTCAATCTCGTCAACAACAGACAGTTTCTGATGTGGGTTAGCAACATAATCTGCCATCACTTGATCCAGACAAGTGTCATCGTTTCGTTCCCATGCCTTACGGAACTTCTTGATGATTTCACCTGTGGCCAATGTATATACCAAACTATTGCCTTCTTTCTTGAGCAAGTCTTTGCCCTCAAACAAATCAACTAGACCCGAATACGGATTCATACCTTCTTCATACGGAATCTTGACTTGCACCGATTCAAATGGCTTGGCATAGCGTGTTTTCATGATCTTGCAAGCGGCACGGATACCCTTGACTTCACTGATCTTGTTGCCATCTTCATCTTCTTTTAGTTTTAACTTACGCATAGCTACAACGATAGAGGAAGCGTAGATAAAACCCTGTCCACCGCTGATCTTGTCGTCAGGATCAAACATGTCCTGTGATGCGTATGTGTGTGCTGTTGTTACCAGGCCAATATTTAAACTACCAAACATATTTACACAGTTACGAACCAGTGCGGCCAAGGCTTTGGGTTTACGACCCATGTCACCTTTCATATCACCAGCTTCAAACTGGTTAACGTCAGTGGGAGTAAGTAGCATGCCTAACGAATCTACCACAAACAGGACCTTGGGACGTTCACCTTCGGGCAATGTTTTATATTCTTTAACAAATTCACTGATCATTTTGCCCACATCGTCAATCATGGCCATGTTGAGTTTGAGCAGTTTGTCTTCGCTTGTGTCCACGTCCAATGCGTGTAACCACTTTTCATCAAGTGCGTTTTCGCTGTCTACCAGGATAACATAAATGCCTTGCTTTTGTGCATTGGCGACTAGGTTACCTGAACAGATAAAACTTTTACCTGCGCCAGACTCACCAGCAAACACAGTAACTTTGCCAAGCGGAACACCTTTGTTAAAGTCTCCGCTGATTAGATAGTTAAGAGCATAGTTGTTTGTACTGATCCAATCTGTTGGATCTGTAAAGCCGACGCTGATACCGTCGATGCTTTTGGTAATGCTTTTGCGAAATTTTGATACGTCAAATGGTTTAGCCATGATAGTCTTCCTTGTTTATTAATTGACTTTGTTAGTTTAACACTCTTTTAGAAAAACGTCAACTGGAACGTTTCTCTTAATTAATTCCCGAAAGTCAGTTTCACTTTCGGCTTTTGGGGCACAGAACCCGCACCTACAAATTCGTTTCTTACATTTGATAATGGGCATTGACCCAGTATCCAATTGGTCCTTAAGCGTACTTATAATCTGTTGTGAGTTGTTGATATTTCCTAGCGGTTCTACACTACCAGTTGTGCTCATTAGGCAATCTTTATTGGTATACACAGCACCATCCAGTTGCCGCACAAACAAGAAAAACCAATTTACACTACATGACCAACCTTCAAATCCTTGCCGGGCCACAAACCCCACATTGGATTTTAAATCGCCATTGAGACTCAATTTACGGCCGCCACAACAACTACGCCCTTCTTCAATTGCTTGTACCCGATCTTTGATCACAGTAATCGGCGACATCCAATATGTCTTAAGTTTACCGTATTGTTCGCCTGTGTACTGCCACTCCGGTTGTTGATTGTCCAAGGGTTTGACCACATGACGAATATTGTGTTGTCGACAAAAGTCAACGATTGTTTCAGCATCCGCAAAGTAGTCCTCGCGATTGTGCATCATAACAACACATTTGAATCGTTTGTCCATTGTTTTTAGATACAAGATGTTATCTAAGTATTGCTGTTTTTGTTTAGGATAGTTTTCTGTGTGATAGCTTACTGTAAACTCATCTATCAGTGGAACAATTCGAGCCCATTGGGTTTGGCCTACTACTCCATTGGTAGTACAAGTTACGGTCAGGTACCAACTGTCTTGATACTGTTTGTGTTTGGTGCGTACTGCTTCTAAGATTGCAACAATATCTGGATGGAATAAACTTTCCCCGCCATAGACATTTAATACCACTTTGCGTTGTGATTCTTTCTTATGACGCATGTATTGATCCACGTACTCGTACATGAAATCAATTGTACGCAAACACTCCTGCAAACTTGGATGCCGAGTTGAGTTATCGTGTCCGCCTTCTAGGCCCGTGGGACAATAGGAACAGTCCAAGTTACACAACTTGGTCAGTTCCCAGTCTAGTAAAAAACTTGGAATGTTTGTGGGGTCTAGCGCAAGCCCTATAGAATTTATCTGATTCATAAAGAAAGAGTGGGGACCGAAGCCCCCACATCCGATCAGTTAAATTTATTTCTTCTGACGATTACGAATCATTGCCAAAATATCTTCTGCCTTTTGGCTAGAAGGTTTGGCAGCTTCTACTGGAGCAGTAGGAGTTGGTGCGTCGTCTTCATCTTCGGCCATAACTGCTGGCTTTGCTACTGCCTTTGGGGCAGGAGTATCATCGGCATCGGCATCGTGTGACGCTTTTGGAGCCGCATTGGGTGTATCTAAACCGTAAGGTTTGTAGTACGCACCCCACTTGTCGGCATCGTATGGTTGACCGTCAACTGACGCTTCAAACATTTCTTTGATAACCTTCAACTCTGTTTCTGTAGGTTGTTTAGGTAAAAAGTCACTCAAGTTAAACAGGCCGTGCTCATCAATCGCGGCTTGTTCTTCTGCTGTGATGGCAGATTCTTTACGTGACCACTTTGAAGTAGAGTAGTCAGCATAGCCGCCTTTGCTTGTTTTAACAATTTGGAAATCCAAACCACGTTGCAAGTCTGTTGGCAATTCTTCCATCTCTGGATCCATCAAGGCCGCCTTGATGATATTAAAGATTTGTGGGCTGATGGTAAAGCGACGGATTGGATTGGCTGGAGTCTTGTCATCGCTCAGTGCGTTCTCACGTACAAAGCCTTGAAACACATAACTCTTCTTTTTCCAATACTTACGGCCCATTTCCTCTAGGCTAGGATCTTTGAACCAAGGACGTACCTCAGCCAAGATTGGACATGCCGCACCGTACATTTCCATACATGGAACTTGAACTACAACTGGCTTGCTGTCTGCCTGGCCTTTTACGCCAGCAAATGGCAAACGGATCATTGCACGTTCAGCCCAAAAGAAGCTGTTTTTAGTATTACCGTCTGGGAGGAATCTAATGCGTGTTGTGGAACCTTCTGCAATGTTCCAGTGTGGATAGATAGCGTTGTCGCCACCTGATTGTTTGTTGCCGCCTCGTGTATCTTGCGATTGAAGCTTTGCTCTAATTTCTGCTAACGTTGTGGCCATGATGTTTTTCCTTTATGAATTAAGATGGTCTTTAAATATGCCTAGATATATTCTAGCACCTTGCTAGTATATAACAGTATTATTTAGCTTGTCAAACAATATTTCTAAAATTATTACCGAACGCAATAGTTTTGGTAAATTTCTCGATTTTGGCTAGCCAAACGGTAAAGCTCGTGTATGCTTTCTTCTTTACCTGTGCTAGTATACAACTTGTTGAGTGCGGCTGTCAACTGTTTTATGCGACTGTATGGTGTTTTGGCAAGATCATATGTTTCATCTAGCACAGTATCAAATGTAACAAATCCCATATCGCGCAGGCGTTGCAAGCTGCCTTGTCCACTTACCAGCACAAACGGCTTGCCCGTAGCCAAACAGTTGGCAGTCTTTTCGGTAAACCAAAAGTTATCTATACTGTCTGTTTCGCTTACTACTTCAATTTGAAACCGGTTCCAAACATTGCCATAACTGCGACAAGCGTCATACCAATCAATCATGCCCATGTGATGTTTGCTTACTAGATCCACATCAAATGTTTTGGTCTGTAACCAAGCCAGCTCGCGTTCGTAGTGACTGCCAAAGTGTTTGAGTGTTTCATGTATAAATGGCTTGTTTGGCTGAAAGGTTATATATGTATCGCCAGTAAAGGCCGTATCCAACTCGTAAGCCAAACGCAAACGATTTAAATTATAACGTCCCAGTGTGGTACCAACAAATCGAGCCGCAGTCAAGTCTCGATCAAACTCCGCAGGCAAGTATCGATTGACACTGATAAAGATTCCCAATTTCAACTGTGTTAGATTAAAGTCCGGATCCAGATTGGGACTGTGTGTTTCAAATGTTACTGTATTATAAGGAATACCCACAGTATCACATAGGTATTTGATGAATCGTTCAAAGCCACTGAAGTCTGAGTTTTCACCATCAAATAGTCGAACCACAATCTGCTGTCCGTTGTACTGTTTGGCCACAATGTCTAACAACAAATCTTTACGTGTGATACTGTAGTCCTTGTGTACAAAGAACTGTCCGAGTATGACTATCTCGTTTGGGGCTATTGTGACTGCTTGTTCTATCATAGATGTGTCAACAAGTATTCGGCCCACATAACGTGCCCTTGTTCTGTGGGGTGCCGACTGTCTTCTTTGAAACTAAATTCGCAAGAGTCCAGTAGATCCATTCTTGCACTAGCACGATCCATTACATCAAGTACATCAGGAAATCGTGTTTCGTAGTTCATTTGTTCAATGTGCTCACTGATCACAATGTGTGTGTTATTTTGTATATTTTTACCCAGCATTACTTCTAGCCAAGATTTTTTTACGGGCATTGTACTACAAGCGTCAGTGAAGTTATGTGCTGTAATAAATTTAATCCTGGGATATCGCAATGCCAGTGTTTGAATTTGCCCATACGACACCGCTACTATTTTTTCTAATGTTTGTTGTTGTGTGCCCAGGCCACGATCAATCAATCTTAGATCTTCGTGTCTGCCAGATTCTGTCAGAGTAATTACACAGATTATTTCATTGTAATTGAGATTTTTGGCAAGCAGTTTTTCTAACCAGGACAGCATTAGGGTATTTGATCCGCCCGGTAATGCCAAGTTCATCCAGTCTGCCCACATGTGTTCGGCCATGACATTGCCGTATACGTGTGCTAGTCTATAATCAGTATCGTCTATACCATTGCGTACTTTGGTGTTACCCAAGCTGTCTCCGTAAGTCCAGCTATCGCCTACCGTGATTAACAACCTAGTTGATGCAGACTCGTTGGGTCTGTGCATCACATAGGAATATGGATTGTCAATCATGGACCATGCAGGAACTTCAAACATATTGAGTCAAATCCAACGTGTTTAGTCTATCCCATTGCTCGTATACATAAGCGTGGAAACGTATGCGATTCAATACGCAACGATAAAAATACTTTTGATAATCCTGATGCGGATTGTTTATTCGAGCAATACCATTTAATGCCACTGTGGCATACTGTTGTTGCTGTTCTCTATCGCCGGCACGTTCGTTTACAATACTGTAATCAAATATATCTTCAAATATATCAAATCCCTGTGCTTTCAAATAATCACGCAGACGCGGTTGCCCGTACACAAAGAAAGGGCGCAAGCCCAGTACCGGTTTCCAAGTTTTTTCACTCATAAAAAAGTTGGCCGGATTAGTGTTAGAAAACTCTGTTTCTGTTACTATACATAGCAAACTACGATTCCAATTGGCCAAGTCTCCTAGGCTAAAGATGTCATTTTTAATTTTACGACTGACTGTGCCTTCATCTGTGCCCATGTTGCCAAACTCATCGTTGATACCTTGGTCTGGATCAAAGTCTGTGTCTATTGTTAGCGCACGATCACCGGGCAAGCCCAAACTGATAAATCCTTGCTCTTTGACTGCTAGTAAACGTTCTACCAGGGCTACCCGATGTTGGTGTGGTTTACGATTCAAGCAGATAAACTTACGTGCATCTGGCAACGGTGCAAGTTCATAGTCGGGATAATCACGGAAGTAAAAGTCGCATACCATTGCCCAAAAATCTAAACGATATTGATCAGCGTTTCCTATAATGAGATTAGGACGACCTGACTGTTCTACTGCTTCAAATATTTTTGGTACTGCGGGATCCACAAAGTTATGGCAAATAACAAACCCTGGGTCTGCGCTGGCAATTTGATCAGCCAAATCATTCTCATGCAACCATGTGGGATTGATAATCATTGCTCGTTCAACGGTGAGCTGTTGTTTGATTTTTGATTCTAGTATTTGTCTAATTAGATGTTCGACACGACCGGCTTTCCATGCATAAGGAAAGCCATTGGTTGACTTTATAATTTCCATAGTTGATTGTTTAGTTGTATTTAACGACGGATGCCAGCTAGGCTACGAATAAAATCCAAACTGTCGTCAGATTCATTTACGTTGGGTTCATCCAATGAACTTGCACCATAGGTATCAGTTGGGTGTGCCGATTGAGGACTGGTTGCGGCTACCCAATTGGTAGCGGCATTGTCACTGTTGTTGTTACCGTATGTTAGTTTGCCAGCCAGTTCAGGCATGTTGTCTGCTAACCATTTTTTAACTACACCGCGTATGTCGTAATCGGGCTGATCTGCAAACTTGGCTAGCTCATCGTCGAGTGCGTCGCTGCCAATTAACGGTTCCAAACGATCTTGTGCTGTGCTGGCAGTAATTGGAGATTTTAGTAGCTGTTGTAGTGCAATTTCCTTGTCGACCGTATCTGGTGCGGCCCAGGTACTTTCAGTCACTTCGTCAGCCCATTCAGCCAACTCATCGCCCAATTGTCCAAACGATTCTGCTTTGTATTTTTTATGTGCTTTGTACACAATAGGTAATGCTTCAGTAAAACGATCATCGTATACTTTTTTAACAAAACGTTCGCGCATGGCGTCTATATCAATTTGATCGTGCTGTTGAGATTCTGGCTCTAGTGTTTCAAAATAACTCTTGTATCCACGAGCACCGCGCATTATACGCAGTTTACGTTTGATTTGATCGTAATGATGTACAGCACTACGAGTCATGTCGGCTGTTTCGGCATCTTCAAATTGACGATGTTTAGTGCTACGAACAAAGTGGCGCATGGCCGACATTTCAGCAATTAAACTATCGATGTGTTTTGCACGTTCGTCATGCATTGTGCCGCCGGCATTCAGGTGTTCGGCCATTGCATACGCACCGTGTAGATTTTTGTGTGATAGTAGGAAGCGTTCGCCGCGTTCTGTTTCTAAGAAAATTTCTTGGATACGTCTTGCGCGGCTTCCGCGGATTTCATCGTTTACTTTGTCTTCGTGACGGATTAGTATCTTAGTTGCGCCTTTGTCAGCAAAACTGTTGTATGGACGTCCCGGTGTACCGTACAATCGACTTTCTGTTACAGGCATATCATCTGTGGTGGCCACGTCATCAACCTTGGCCTGCTGTTTAACGTCTTGTAGTTTTAAATTGGATTTGTTAATATCGCGTGTGTCAAATGTTAATAAATTGCGTTTTGCAAACTGTCTTAAATTGCGTAAGAATTCATACCATTCTTTGCGTTGTTCGCGGTCCATGTCTGCAGAAATGTTTTGACCAAAGTATACTTTTAAACTAGTTTCATCGATTAAACTGATAGTTACTGCGCCAAACTTTGCACCATCACGTCCTGTGTATGTAAAATTAAAGAAACGGGCTTTTTCTGGATCTTGTTCGGCCTGAGCTTTTTCGTCGCCCAAGGTTACGTTGGTAAATCTTGAGCGTATTTTCTCAAATAATGCGGATGCAATGGATTCAATTTCTTTAGACATAAAACTATTTATCTTAAATCATTATGAACGGCATGGGTTCAATAAAGTTATCTATGCTGTCTTTTAACTCGCTGTCTAATCCTGCATCAAACTGCTGTAAAAGCATAATCATGCGTATTGCTAGTAATGCACTCATAACCAAGTCATCGTGATCGCCTATTTTTGCCGCAAAACTATTGCCACTTGCTACAAACGTCTTTAATTCGCTGATTAGAGCTTTACTAGCAATATGCATTCGTTTAGTTTCAACTAAACTTTTGAACTTGGCACAGGCGCTTAGTTTGCTTTTGTTTGTTGTAGTAAATCCTTTGCGATAGCGCACTCCACTAGCGCCTTTACGTGGCTCACTAAGGAATGTACCTGGAATGTTTTCTTCTCCAAGTTCGTTTATAGCAACCAGTGCGGCTTCACCTAGTGTATTGTTTTCAACACTATAGTATACATTATTTGTGCCAGTTACATCTACTAGATACTGACAAATCTCTTTCATAATAACCACTTGTCGTTGAACAATAGTTTTATTATCCCGCCACTCTGCCACTTGTTTAAGCCCAGGCATTTCAAATACTTGTATAGCCGCTGGGTCACTACCTGTTCCTAAGCTAGGGTCTAGTGCAACTACGTAAGTATGATCTTTTGCAGGCTTTTTATACCAACGTATTTGTCCTTGTTTTTCTATAGGATCAATTCCGGCCATTTCAACTAGGTGCAAGGGATTGATCAATGTTTCATCAAAGATAATGAATTCACATTCCATCTCACGTCTAAAACGTTCTTCGCCTAACTGTGCTCGCATTTGTGCGGCCCACTTCTCATCACGATCCGGATGTTCTTGCCAGGCGCTA